TTGATACGCATCGTTTTGCCCTGAGAAGTGCCATCTGCAGCACCCGCTTCCAGCGGCATTGTTTTCATGGTCGCAGTGTAAGGCAGGCCAATATTGACCACTGATGCTGCTGCTTGCAGAGTAATTTCACCCGACTCTACGGTCACATTCGGATGAACATAGCCATCTGCTAATATGGCAACTTCTTCACCTTCAAGATGACTAAGACCGCTAATTGTGGTTGCCGGAGAGCCGTCATACGTAAGACCAGAATCTACAAAAAACGCGTATTCGTCGGTCAAGTACTTTTCCAAATACTCAATATATTTGACCGTACTGCCATCGATTGTGCGCTCGACAACCATCCACAAAACGTCCTGATCGCCATCCCAATGCGGAATTGTGGCTACTGATTTAACGTCGCCACTGACTAACTGACGGTGCCAACCCACAACATCTTCGCCACGTTCGTAGGTCATTCCGATTAGTGTTCCGCAGCTACAGGGTGTCCAAACGATTTGGTTTGGTTCCTGCTGATATGACATATCGACAACGCCAGCACGGGTAATGTGCTCGGCAAGGATTGTCATATTTGGCGCTACATAAGAATCTGTTTCAAAATTGTAAGCCAACTCTCTGATTTTACGGGCAGATCGTTGTACAAAAATGATTGCATTACCGATTTTGTACGGGCGAATATTGGTGCTGCCGTACGTCGTGTAAGGCACGATACGCACATTGGTCGGCGTAATTGCTTCGTCCAACGAGGACGCACTTACAATAAATTCGCCAGCAGACGTTCCAACTGCCAAAACTTTGCCCGGCATCAACCACTCAATCGTATTGACGTCCTGCGAGTTGATGGTGTAGTTCAGAGCGTCGTCGTCGTTGGTGCCATACTGATGGTTTTCATAATCACCGCTGGTAGAAGCCCACAGCGTTTGTGGCCTTGCCAACGATCCCGCAAACCACAACCGATCTTCGTAGAAAGAGACCGCTGCAGGATAGCCGTTCCAGTCGGACCATGCGCCCTCAGACCAGCTTTTGACACCACTGGTGGCACTAGACGGCAATGTTTTGATTACAGTGGCTGAAACAACCGTGGCGCTTGTATAAGCGGTGACTTCAGCATAACCAGCACCGCTGTGCTGATATTCCCAATTTACAGCGCCATCAGACTCAGTGCCTTCGGTGTGAATCGGCGGACGCGTGCCTGTAGTGGCAGAAGAGGTCGCCTTGTAGAGATTGCCGTCATAATGACGAAAATCACCTGAGCTAACCGATTTGTTGGTCTGCCATTCATCATATTTCGACTCAATGATTTCAGCGAATCGGAAATATCCGCCAACCATTTCTGATTGAAATATTGAAGTCGATGCCGTCAGAGTTACAGAACCAGTCGCAGCTGACGCAGTAATTGTCGTAGCAGTGACATTTTCATCATTAAATGGGGGCCAGTCGAATGCAACTTTGGTGATTGTCCATGAGGTATCACCAGTCCGCGCCAATTTGTATGGCGGATAATTCGGATGTGCAAGGTACATGACATCCGCAGATTGGGCAAAATGTAAACCCATCAAATCGTCGTGATCGTAAGGACTTACGATTTCATACGGCGAACCGCTATCTAAAATTATGCCGCCGTTTTTGTAAAAACGGATGTACTCGTCACCAAACTCCAAAATGTAGGCTTGTTCGGTGCTGTACTCGAATGCAATCAGACGGGTGTTTTTACTTGAATCTTTGACTTCCCGAACAAAACGGGTGCCGGGACGCTTTCGCGCTGGACCATGAATTTGAGGAAGGAAGTTTTCTAAGGTTTCGCAGCCGTTATCGTACTTTTCGCGGAGGTCAACACGCCCTTTCAGCTGTGGAGAAAGTTCGCCTGCATTAAACGAATTTTGTATAGGCGATGCCTTGGGCATGTCAGTATCTCACTTCGATCCAGCTGTCTTCCTCGAATACGGTAGGCGGATTCTCCTGACCGTCTGCACGTTTTGCACGATCTAACGAATCTAAGTAATCATTCCAAGCCAATTCGCGTTTGGTGTTACTTTGAGTCAATGCCTCAGCCATCTCATAGGCTAATCGGGCTGCTGCTACGTCAATAAACAGAGCATCGTACAGATTCGGGTCTGTGATTTTCTTGATGTAGCGAATATAAAGAACATCCTCGTCAGCCAAAATTGCTCGACCTTCTAACTGGTATTCACCAGTAGACAGATCACGGATTTCCAAAAGCCTTAGCAAATCAGACGGCAGCGGATGTCGGTACGTAAAGCCCCAACTCGGAGTCGTAGAGTCTGGTGCCAGAATTGAGCGTGCTACAGCAAAATTCCACGGATGATCGCGGAGTACCTGATCACGAACAATCGGCCATGTACGGTCTGCGAGATTGGCAGCTTTAGTGCCATCTCCAAGACTTGTAATTGCACCGTATCCGAGCTTGTCTAAAGCCCGGTTAATGACATCAACGACCGATGACATTGATTATTCCTCGATTTCGAGAATCTTGTCACGAACGCGGGTCAACAACGTGTGAAGCGTAGCAGTGTCCAAAGTATCATCGTAAAGAACACGGACGCTATTGGTCAGAGTCAACGAGGTACCGTCAGCAGTAGCCATTGCGTCTTTTTCAGTCGAAATGGCTGCATCAATGTATTTCTTTGCCATGATGTAATCCTTCTAAAATAAGGTGAAAGGGGGTCCGAAGACCCCCTTTCGTTCGGCTTTAGTCTACAACGTAGAGCAGGAAGCCAACCAGATCGTCACCATCAGCGATTGCGGTATCTGCAGAAGTAGCACGGATAACCACGCCTTCCTTAGATTCGAACAGCTTGGTGCCACCAGTAGCAACCAATGCAGAACCGAAGGTTTGGAAACCTGCAGCATCTACATCAATGCCGTTGTCGATACCATCAGCATCTGCGTTTACAGCAGTGCCGTCGATGTCGACATAAGCATCCCAACCCAAATCAAGGGTTGCGCTAGAAGTGGTCCAGTTGACGTACGCCTTAGACTGCGAAGCCAGCAGGCGAACCTTGCCAGCAGGCAGCTTTACAAGAGCGGCTGAAGAACCAGCGTCACCAGCACCGTCTTGGGCAACGGTGAAGTATGCGCAACGCACACGACCGCCCATGGTGTTGGTTTCGAGGTTGCCAGTCTTGCTGACGTTTGCCTGATCATACTCGGTAGAGTACTGAGTGGTAATAGCCATGAGTACTTACCTCCTATTAAGATTCAGAGCAAAGGATTTCAACGACTTTGCCCTCTTCGGTACGGGTAGAACCGAAGGTACCCTTGACGTACACTTGAGTCGCATAGGACTTGTCAGCACGTTCAGAGATTTTAGCATTGACGTCATTCCACATGCCGAGGTGAAGACCAGACTTAGCCCAAGCAAATACACGACGGTAGCTGTTGGCATCTACGCCAAGCAGTTCGGTGTGAATAAACTTGAAACCAAGGAAGGTGTCTACCTGACCCTGAACCAACGCCTTAACGGTGTTGTAGTCAGAGGAGGTCACTTCGGTAGTGCCAAGCAGATCGTCCAACTGCTTCGCAGTAACTGCGATGTACAGCGGGTCCATATCTACGTCTACTTCGTTGGAAAGCAGAATCTTTTTGGCTTCGCGCAGTTTACCTACGGTCAGACCAGCCGGAGTTCCGCCAACACCTACCTGCTGATTGCTGGTATCAAACGAAGTGTTGGTAGTGCCATTCTCACCAGTCTTAGCAGTGCCAAGAGCAGCAGAGATGATGTCACTATCCATTGCACGACCAAGGGCGTAGGCACCGTTCAGTGCGTACGGACTGGTCGGGTCGATCAGCATGCGCAGCTTGTCTTGATCATCGATCATGTCAGCCCACTCGTAATCGGTCGGGAAGACCCAACGAGCGTCATGCGGGGTGGAGATCAGCGGGGTATCAGCGTGACGGCTGGTACGCGCTTGTGCAGAAACTGCACCGATCTGTTCAACAGCCTTGGCTGCCTTGCCGGTGTAGCCGCCCATAGTGACAGCTTCACGCAGCTTAGAGCCACGCTGCTGCAGCAACAGACCCACATTCGTGGTGTACTGCTGCACAAAAGCAGTGGTTACTTCAAAGCTCATGGTTATGCTCCTAAGCTAAATCAACGGTTGTCGGAAAAAGTTGATTCGGCTTGTCCGCCACGAGCGGGGCCAGTTTCTCCATCCAGTCCGTTTTCGCTTGACCCTTTACGGGGGCGACCCGGTTTCTTTTTGGTTGGTGAGTCCGACGTACTCTCACCTAATTTCGATTCTAGCACATAATTTTCCAAAGTCTTGCAAGTCTTTACAATGTACTCAGGTTCCTGAATACCGACCCGCGAGGCTTGTGGAATCACCATGCCCAGAATCCGAAGCCTTACTTCGGCATTATCCATGCGCCATCTCCATGAGACGCTGCATCTTCGAAAGGGCATCTTTATCCCCGCTCAGATACTTGTCCATGAAATTGCTGTCCATGCGCAAATCTTCGAGTTGTGCACGGGCGGCTGCTGGCGTCATGCCAAATCCTGAATTGCTGCGTCCGCCATCTTCAAAGCTATCTTCGCCCATTTTTGAACCAAGCGCCGCAAACAGCTTGAGCATTTCAGCAGTTCCTAATTTACCCTCATATTCACTTAGTTTGCCTTCGTCAAGACCCAATGCCTCAACTGCACGGCGACCGGATGCAATCTGGCTATCGAAACCCTGACCCCATTCCTTTTTGAGTGATGCAATGTCTGCTTCAGCAGACTGAACAGCCTGCTGTTGGATCCCTTCAATACGCTCGGAAGACAACTGCTCCCAGCGTTGGAATAACTGAGCCGCCTGAGTGTCGGTCAAGCCAGTCTCGTGCGCCGTTTGGCGGAACCAATTAAATAGTTCTTCGTCACCGGCATCAGGCAGCTCAAAACTATATTTGTCGGCAGATTCTGGACGACCGAGCTTGTTATAAAAAGCGCTCATTGCGTCTGCATCTGCATCTGCACCCGGCAGTTCCACCAGATTTTTGCTACCACCGCTAAATTTTTCCAAATTGCGGTAGCTGCTTACAATATCAGAAGGACCTTTCCATCCCTTGTTGCCAATGTAGGCAAGCGTATCTTCATCAAATCCATTGTTCCACGCGTTATCGTTCGATGCTGGGGCAGCACCACTCGTAGCAGTGCCTGCATCGGCACTACCGTTATCGCCAACCAAGGCGGCAGTAGCTTCACTCATTTGGATATTCCTCGACTAATTTATAAACATCTTCATCGGTTAGCTGAAGATGGGCCATGATTCTCAGCCACACCTCGCGCCGACCTTCCAGAAGATACGTTGTCCTCTCGTTATGAACATCTGCCGTTGGCAAAGTTGCCCGACAGAACCGCCGAAGGTCAGCGAGGACTTTCTTTCCTTCGGGGTTGTTGAAGGTATTCTGATATGCGATTTTTCGGTTAAAAATGGGTAATCGCATTTAGCCTCCAGTTAAAATTGCTTGTGCTTGTGCCGCATCCTTGAGCGCGCCAGCAACCGGCTGTGCCATGGCTGCCATTTGCTGCGCCTGCTCCTGCTGGGCACGCTGCTCACGAATCTGCGCAAGCGCATCCGGGCTGCGCAGTACCGGCGTTGGGACACCGGATACTTCAGCCGTGAGCCTTGCCAGCTCGTCACGATCAAAGATGTCAAGGACGCTCGGATCAATCTGGGCAAACGGTGCCAACAGCTCCATGGTGCGCTGTACACCGACCAGTTCTTCAGCACGCTGCATGCGACTCATCGGTGAGTCGTACACGATTTCGTACTCGCCACGCGCTTCAACCAGTGCTTCAGGCAACGGTGGCAGAATGCGATTCTGAATCAGCAGGTCCAACTCACGTTCAATCAGCGGACCGATTGCCTCAGACTGCTGGCGGCCCATTGTCGGAGTCAACAGCATGCCTTTTTCCTGCGCACGAATTAGTGCTTCGGTTGCAGTCATGCGAGGCGTTTCGACAAGGATCTGGAACAAAGTCACAAGGAACGCGTTGTCGATGCTTTCGCGACGCTGTTCCATCTTGCTTTCGTTAATGTCAACGCGCGCACCCGTAGTGAACGGCTGAATCAGCTGACGACCATCACGGTTGACACCGCCGACATTCAAGCCGCCCGGAGTCATGTTGACGGTCATTGCACCACCGCCCAAAACGCCATCATCGTGCAGCAACAGCGGAGGATCGACCAGTTTGTGCACTGCACGAATGTCGGTCTTCGCCATTTCGTTCAGCATCTTGATGTCTGGCAGCGCCATCATCGCAGGCGAGCGGCCATACACTTCGTCCGGTGCAGTCACATAACGGCTGACCGAATACGGGAAACTGGTGTAACCACCCTCGGGTGCCACCAGCTTGCCGCTCTTGACGCAAATGTAGTACGACGCAAAAGGCTTACCACGCGCATCTGCACGCGATGGATCGTAATCACTACGCGGACCTACAACGTGTAGGAACGTAAACTTTTCGTTATAGCGGTTCGGGTTTTCAAGTGCCTTGAGCACGTGCTCGGGCAGCATCTTTTCACCCCAGCGTTCTGCAGCCTGACGCGCCGTAAACTGAAACTCACGATAGATCGTGTCGATCATTCCTTGGTGATTTTCCAGCAAGAACGTATCGCGTAGGTTTACACAGCGATACCGCAGACCAACGCCCGGTTCAAAATCTGTGAACAAGCTGCCTGTACCAAAGGCGCCCATTGAAATCCAACGCTCGAAGTTCTGACCTGCAAAGTTGGCTTTCGGAGAATAACGCGTCGAATACAGGATATTGTTGGCCTGATAGAACCAGTCCTGTACTTCAAAATCACGATTCAGTGCTTCATCGGTAGCGCGCAAGTTATGCCACTTCTGGGCACGCGGAGTCAGCATTGAGTCCATTACGGACGCAAAACGATCCAGCGCAATCATCGGACGTGAATCAAAAACTTTCTCTTGTTTCTTCTCACCATCCGTGCGCTTACCAATAAACCCACGCTGACGCGGCAAAACACGCTCGGCAATCTCTTCCCAATGCGTTTCCCAATTCGATCGGTCGCCTTTTACAGCTTTATACCGATGCAGAATATCGTCTACGTTCACCATGTCAGCCGTCCTCGAAGGTCACGCCTTCTTCGCATATTTTTTAGCCACCTTTTTAGGCGGGCATTTACCTTTTACTTTACCCGGCGAATACAGACACATCGCCATGAATCGTTGCTGTTTGTCGCTTTTTGCTGGCATTATTCAACCCATCCTGTAAAACCTGCTGTCATCGTAGCACCCTTATTGGTCGTTGCTACAAATCCAACAATGTTACCTGCCGATACAGGCAGTGGCATGTTCAAACTCAATGTCGTTGACGAATCCTGCAACGCAATCCCTGCACCAGTATAAAACAAACCAGTTTCTTGCTGATCCAAACCATTGATCTGTGTAGTCGCAAGTTCAATCAGTGTTGATGATGCCGCAGTACCACTTGATGAACCAGCATACAGTGCAGTGATATACAACTGTTTGCCTGCTGGCACTCGATAAAACGAGCTGTGCATTGTACGTTGACCAGTCGAAATCCGGCCATAGGTCGTGCCATCATTCGTTACCGAAATATTGCCAGCTGCTTTACCACCGCTACCAAATGTAGCACCGTGCAATCCTTCCACCCATCGAATGTCATCTGCGATTGTGGCAACAGGTGTCAGACCGTTCAGCGTAATGACCTCAAACGATAATTCTAAATCACCGTTCAAATACTCCAGCACGACTGTGCGAACCCCACTACCTGCAGCAGTATCATTTGCACTGGTGCTAACAATATTTAGCGAAACACCTGCAGGAACATTCAGCACCGTACCGTCAAAGTCACGGATCAGTGCCATTGTTGCGGCACCTGCAGTTGTCAGCTTGCCATACGACGTTACCGGATACGCATTGCGCACATTGCCACGAGCGATCTCGTTTTCATACGAGCCAAACTTCGTGTATTGCTGAACCCAATGCGAATCTACGCCGGGCATATTATCGGCCTAGCAACGTCGCAGTACCGATTG